TAATATTTGGCTTGGAAATAGTTATTCAAATGGCACAACAAGGGATAAATTAAAAATTTATTTATATAATGACGGTACGGAAAAATATGGCTTTGGAGTTGGAAGTATTGGAGATATTCAATATCACTCAAATACTACGCATGATTTCTACATTGCAAATACAAAGAAATTCTTTATATCAAATACAAATACAACGACTGATAATATATTTACAGTGAACAACGCAGCCGTGTTCAATGAAGCCGCAACTGATTCCGACTTCCGCGTGGAAAGTGAAGCCAACGCAAACATGCTTTTCGTGGATGCGTCAACAAGCAAGGTAGGCATTGGTTACGCGTCACCGACAAAGACACTTGATGTTAATGGTGAGGTAAGAATAAACACGGTAACGGCAACGCCGACAAGTTTACTTGGAAAAGACGGGAGTAACGTGGTGGGTGAGGTTACAACGGTGGCGCAAACGGGGTTAATGACACGGGGTTTAGTAAATAACGCATCCACAATTACAGGAAGTGAATTAATAGAGGTGACTCATAATTTAGGAAGTAATCCTACATCTGTTTTAGTTACCGTATTTGGAAGCACCTCGTATATTTTGCAAGTATCAAGTAAAGCGTCAAATATATTTACGGTACAAGTAAAAAATTATGACGGAACCGCAGCCATTGACGCAACTTTGGTGTCATTCTCATGGCTTGCAATTAAATAAACTTAAAAAAATAAACATGAAAAAGATTTTGTTTTTATTGCTTTGTATATCTCAGCTTAACGCGCAATCAATAACTTTTGACACATCATACGTCAAAATCATTGACAATGCTTATTACCTTATTTACCGTGCCGATTATGCAGACGGTGGGTATTATGAAAAGGCTTCCATTATTGGTGATACAAGTCAACTATATAATGGTGCTATGACAAGTTTTGAAAACAATGCAAATAACTTTGCTGACAAGGTAATTGCTTATTATGACTTCGGAAGGAAAATAACCGCAGCCATAAGAGAGAATAATAACATTCAAGAATTAACAGGCAAAAATCCATTGGATACCATTTTAAAAAACAATGCAGCATTTTACACAGATAACAAATGGCAAATAACATCACTTGGAACAACCTTAGACGTTGACTTTAATTACAATAAAAATACAAGTGCATTCAGGTACATTGTCGAAGGTTCAACGGCAAAGAACGCCATTGTATTTTCAAAGTTTGCGATAAGATTAATTAGTTATCCAGTGTTAGGGCAATTTATTGATTTATATTGGGAGGAGGCAAAAAATAGGTATATTTCACAGGATGGTAAAGTAATTTTGAGGCAGTTAAAACCAACTAAATGAAAGCAACCTTAATCAACTTTTTGCATCTTGGATGGGAGAAAATAACGTACGCTATTTGTTGTGGCTGGATATTTTCTTTCTTCGTTCCGATTAAAGGATTCTTGATATTTACAATTTTCGTGGTATTTGCTGACATGGCGACGGGAATCCTGGCGGCAAAGAAAGAGCAACAAAAGATAAATAGCAAAGGACTTTATCGTACAATGGAAAAGATAGTAGTGTATTTTTGTGGCATCCTGATATTCGAGGGTGCAAGGAATACGTTTAGCCTTCCTTTCAACATTACGTATATGGCAGCGTTCTTAATTGCAACGGTGGAGCTTTATTCTATTTCGGAAAATATTAAACGCATTACAGGTGTAAATCTTGGCGTTTTAATCACACGTTTTTTTAATCGTTAAAATAAATAATATGCAGACTAATTTAAAAGAGGCATTGAAAAATGCAGATGGAATAAAGTCACCAATGGGTGACGTGGCTTGTTACTCAATGAATTTTGCGGAGCTGGCAAGTGAAATAAACGTTCATCTTGAAGGAAACAAAGTTAAATTCACCTGGCGCGAATATATCCAACTTGCTCAAATCATTTGGGACAAAATAAAGGAGACAAGCCGGGAATGTGCTGGAAAGGAGATTTCTGTAAATTTACCTCCTAAGTTTTCTTTGGTTTCTGCAGCTTTTTCGTTAATCGGATTTCGTTTGTAAAGAAATAGGCGCAGACGATTCGCTACCTTATGCGTTTTACAGGGCGGTGCATTGACTTGCATCGCCCTTAAAAATATCAAAATATGAAAGCATCTAAATTTTGTGTTTTCCTTGACGCGGGTCATGGAGGTATTGACGCAAAGAAAAAATTACCTTACAATTATACGACTTACCCGTCAAAGTGCGCTCAGCATAACAATGCAAAGTTCCACGGCTACGGTTGGTTCTTTGAAGGCATATTCAACCGCGAAGTTGCGGCAAAGATTGAGCAGTATTTGATTGACTGGGGTTTTTCCGTGGTCCGCGTTTACGATCCTGTTTTGGACGTCTCCTTGACAAAGCGCGTGGCAAAAGCAAATATCAATGCTCAAAATTACGAAGATTCATTATATCTCAGCATTCACGGCAACGCGGCAACGTCACCCAATGCAAGGGGTTTTGAGGTGTTCACAAGCAAAGGCAAAACAAGGTCGGACATTTACGCTGAGTTCTTGTTTAACGAGGTAAAGGAGGCTTTTCCAAAATGGGTTTATCGCATGGATACAACGGACGGGGACAAAGACAAAGAAGAAAGTTTCTTTGTCATTACCCAAACAAATATGCCAGCGGTCTTAAGTGAAAATGGCTTCTTTACAAATTACCATGATGCACTAATGATGTTTGACCCCGTGTTTCAAAACACGTTGGCTTTGTCTCATGCACGGGCAGTCGTGGATTATGCGAAGACGCAAGGGGTAATATTTTAAATAAAAAAAGGGCTGGTTCAAATGCCAGCCCCGATATACACATCAACAATTCAACAAATTAGTAATCAATCAATTATAAGTTTTATAAGCTTTGCGGCTGATTCTTTTAAAGTATCGGTTTCCTTTGAGTGATAAAGTTGGTAACAAATGCTAACCATTCTTTCTTTATTCATTGATTGATAGGTGGGCATTGTCTCAGGAATCAAAGGATTAAGGTAAAAATTTATTACCGATTGTTTGCTATTTACCGTGTCGGCAAAGCGGATCGGAGCTGGGCGCGCGTTGAAACATCTTTGCGCTTCCTTCCATTGTTCGTTGGTTAAGCCGTCTGTTATTTCGTTATTTTTCATCTTACTTTGTTTTGTTATACACAGTGTTACACGTTATTTCTGAAGTTATTGGATGCCTGCTTCTATTATATCCAACAGTATAGCGGCTAAAGCAACTGCCGCAAGCAAAATACTTTGCCATACATTTGCCGCCGTTTTCGGTGTGTGAATAATGAGAATCCGAATCTACTTTGCCATCGCAAACAGGGCATTTATTCTCCAGGTACTTTTGCCATATCAAATCATGAGTATATTCTCTTTCCTGAGGCATTATTTTTTCCCTTGACATATCTCCGCAATATTCGCACCATTCCCCAAAATCCATGTCATTTGATTCAGACCTGCAATTTTTACATATATAAATCATCTTTTAATATAATTTTTTGCCATAAGCGCAAGGAAAAACGCGTCGATTTCATCTTGACTTATTTTGGCTGTTTTAAAATCTGGTTCAAATTTCAATCGCTCACTTGCGACCACGCGCATAAACACGTCTTTATTAAACTTCTTGCCCTTTGCCTCTGGGGAAATATTGTACGCCTCAATGTCATACTCCTTTATCCATTCATAAGCAATCCTGGAAGCGGCTTGATTCATGCCAACGTTGCGGGACATTCGAGAAAGGATCGCGCGGTTAATCGAATTATTAAAGGTCACATTCTGGAGGCTTGAATCCTCAACGAGAACAATCGGGCTTTCGTATGCTACCCAGGTTATAACGTCACCGATGAAATCGACAAACCTTTTATACCTTTTGAAAATCATGGTGCGGTCTGCGATAATGCAAACCGCCATTCCCTTTATTCTTAACGCTGGATCAACGCCTATCAGTGTCCTCAAAGTGTTATTGTTTTAAATGAAGATACAAAGTTTTTTGCCGTTGTTCCCGTGGTTTCATTGTTTTCTTTTGCCTCAACCTTTACGCGTGGTTTTCTTTTGCGCTTTGGCTTTGGCTCAGGTGCATTGATGCCATAAGCCTCAACGCCCTTGTCAACAAAGTTGATTTCAAGTAAATAACCGAAAACAACGATGGTTCCAACAAAAAGAAACATGGTGATAAATTCTCCGCCTTCGTACTTTTCCTGCAAACCAAAGAAGATCTCAACCAAAGCCACAAGGGTTGCGCCCAGGGCAATTTTCGGCGGGTAAGTACTTCGCCCCTTGGTTGGATTCAGGAAATCCATGAAAACAACGGCGAAGCGTCCGAGTTGCAAGATACTTGCGGCAATGATCGCAAGCCAAAAGTCAATAGGGAGAAAAATGGCGGTCAGATATGCGTTGATGCCATAAGTAAGGATAATGGTTAAAAGCATGATGGTGGGAATGTTATCCGAAATATTTTCGAATGTCCATTTAAATTGTGTGTTTGTAAAATTCTTTTCCATTTGATTTTGTTTTTGTTGTGTGTAAAAATAAGGGCAGCTGGGGGCGCTGCCCTGTTGGGGTGGTTATTATGCAACTTTTAACCAGTTAATAAATTCTTGCTCTGTTAAGTTATTTAAAAATTCTTTAATTGAGTTTTGATTAGTTTCTCCTTTCAAAACACAAGCTAAATTTATATTGCGTCTAACTCTCAAAGGAAGTACTGTTAATCTTCTAAAGCCTAAAGAATAATTTGAAGGCTGAGCGCTTACTTTAGCTAATGTTTTTGTAATTGTTGCGGCTGTCATTTTGTTTGTTTTTGTTGTGTGAAATATCGTTTCGTTCTTTCGATATGTAAATATACAAAGTAATATTTAAACAAAAAAATATTTACAAAAATAAATGCAAAATAATTTAAAATTCGTCTCTTTTCCCTTTTAACGGGTAATGATTCTTTTTCAACTCCCAGAACTCAGCCATAAGCGAAGCACGGAATTTATAATCGCGATCCGTGTGATACCCGCTTTTGTAAACACATTTACAAATGGATTCATACAACCGTATCCCTTTCAACTTGTAATTTGCCTTCTTACATTCCGCGTATCTTCCTGAGTTCAAAACACCCGCCCAAAGCGTCATGCCTTCTTCCGTGGTACTTGCGCTCATGAACTTGGCGCGAATGTATTTGTCACGTCCGCGAATGACCTCCCGTGTTTTGTACGTCACTGACTTTT